GTAAACTATGTCGTTTGCTACATATCCATCATCAACAAAACTTCTTTGGTCTGCTCCTTGCCAAGTAACTATACCCCTTTCAATTGCTATTTGGGAGTTCATTGGAATTGTTGGAAATAGTGTGTTAATCTTCTTTTTAGTGAAGATGTCAAATAAACCCATATTATTAGAATTTAAACAAAGTTAAAGAAATTATACTAATCTTATACAATACTTATATTTGGGATTAACCCTTTATTGATTCTATGATATAATTTATATATAGATAAATTTGTTGTTTTACCATATTCTTTTATAGAATTATAAATTATACCTGTATTTAAATCTTTTACAAGTTTATTTTTTGTCTTTATTGTTAATCTATTTTTATAAGAATGTATGCTATTTTCGGATTGTGTAACCCACTCTAAATTATCTAAATTATTATTTAATTTATTACTATCCTTATGATTTACTTGTGGCTTGTTTTCAGGATTTGGTATAAATGCTTCAGCAACAAGTCTATGTACTAATCTTTTTTTACAATCAATATCAACAAAAACATATCTATATTTTTGAAGTTTTAGCATTCTTTCAGGGTATTTTTTAGTGCCACCTTTATAAAAAGGAACAACTTTACCTAATGATTTTACATTACCAAGATTAGATATTAAATAACTTTCGTGTCCTTTTATAGGCTTAAATATTTCATTCATATACAAATATACTAATAATATTTAAAACACCGAAATAGCAAATTTAGGTTTTGTCAAGTGAGTAAATACTGCGTATCGTGAAGCATCTAAAGCATCATCATTTGCTTTTACAGGTTCTTCAATTACATTATCGTTTTTATCCTTTTTCCATTTGTACGACATAAATTCCCTTTTAAGATTTTGGCTATGAAAGTGAATGTTTATAGGATAAGATTTCATTTTAACTATTCCTGCCCATACATCCTTTTGAGCAGGTTTAATATTAAATCCTTGTCGGTATAGTTCCTCTATTGATTTAGGTTCAGCTGCATCTGCGTAAATGGTTGCTCGTTCAGGCACTTTCTCTTTTATCAATCTTGTAAGGTCGGATAATGTAAGCCCACTTTGATAAATGATTTCCTCAAAGTAATTCTCTCCTTCTTGATGGGTAACCTTTATTAGTGCAGCTGGATGCACATATCCAAAGTCAAGCCCATAGAATACATCGCCTTCGGGTGCAGTGTCGTATTGTTTCCATTGGGTGTAAATTAATTCTTTTGCTGCACCTCGTTCTCCTAATCCGTAAACCTTCCACATAAAGTCATCAGGTAGGTTTTTATACTGTTCAATGTTTTTTATTTGTGATTCGGATAGGTTAGGCAGGTTGTTTAGGTAGGTAGAATGAATGCGTTTGTTTTCAGGATTGTCGGCTATTTCATAAACCCAATTAACAAAGTCAGCAGGATTCCAGTCTAGGAAAACCTTACCTGTTGTACGCATTAGTAATTGGTCGTATAAAGTTCTTTTAATTAAGTTGGCTTCGTTTATAAATAGAATATCCCTTGCTGGTCCTCTAGCCTTGCTTTCATCTTCTAATCCAAACAGTTCAATGTAAGACCCATTTGGGTAAGTGTATATAAAATCGGAAAAGCTAAAATCATTGTCTTGCCATAAACCCCAATTCTCCATTATGGATTTAAAGTCTCGGTAAACTCCACGCTTGATATGTGGAAGGGAATGCGATACAATTGAAATCCTAGTCTTTGGATTGTTATAGGCTATTTCAATCAGTAACTGAACAATGGAATAAGACTTTGAACTCCTTGTGCCACCTTCATTGCAAATAACAGGATAGCTGCCTTCGTACGCTCTTTTATTGGCAAAGAATACTGGTGTTGCATTAATCTTCAATTGGTTTGCATCGGTCATCTTGTTGTATTACTATTTGAACGCTCCCTTGAATGTTTGCGTTTAAATCCGTTGTTTGTTTTGCTCTACCTTCTAATCGGTCAAGTATTTCCTGATAAGCCCTTAAATCGGATTTCATTGCCTTTGCAATTATCTTCATATCTAGTTGTTCCGCTATTGTAAACTCCTCATCTTCGCCTGTAACAGGGTTACGCACTTTGGTAACTAATTGTAGTAAACGCAATAGTCTTGTTTTGCTATGTTCAACTCCTTTAGGTTTACCTGCTGGGTTTCCTGATACTCCTTTCTTAAATTGTCCTATTTCTTGGTTAGGTATTGCCATATCGCCTGTATTTTGCCTGAATTACAAAGGTACTCCGTTCTTTTTGATTATCAATGATGGGTCAAGTTTCTTCATTCGGTCCACAATAACTTGGCAGTAATCAGGACTCATTTCTATACCAAAACATATTTTTTGTTTTTGGTGTGATGCTACCATTATTGAACCACTTCCTAAAAACCCATCGTAAACAATTTTGCCTTTGATATGGTCATCAATTATTTCACCAAGCATTCTTATAGGCTTTTGAGTTGGATGTACTCTTTTTTCTTTTTCGCCTTCTCTTATCATACCATTCCATAATTGGTCATAAATTCTAATTGGTGTATGAAAACTGCACCAAGCCATTTCGCCATCTGCAAAAGTATTTCTAATATCTGTTCCTGCTCTTTTATTCCATATTAACCAACCATCGCTAAATGGCAAAAAATTAGTAAAATAATTACCTCCCCATAATATAAAATCATTCATTCCTAAACTAATACAAGTTTGATAAAATTCTTCTGCAACATCTTTGGTTTCATCATTTGCAATAGGTTTATATTGACCTTTTTTTGCTATACCAAAATCAGCACCTACCATATCGTTTTTAACAACACTAATGCCATAAGGGGGGTCAGTAAATACCATATTAGCCTTTTGTCCGTTCATTAGCTTTGCAACTTGGTCGCTATCCGTACTATCGCCACAAAGTAATCTGTGTTCTCCTATCTCAAATAAATCCCCTACTACTATATCGGTTTCAATTCCGCCATCAGGTACTGCAAAGTCATCTTCTTCTGCTTCCAAATTGTTTACATCAAAGTTTGGTATGTCTAAACCCCATTCGGTAAGTTCCTGTGCATCCCAATTGTTAGCTAGGTCATCCCAATCCCACTCTCCATATCCTACATTGTCCTTTACAATAAATTCCTTTTTCTTTTCCTCGCTTAAATTGTTAGCGTGGATGACAGGTACATCCGTAAGTCCAGCTTCAATACACGCCTTTAATCTCATATTGCCACCAAGTACCATATTGTTTTCATCTATTACAATAGGTCTTAACTCAAGCATTTGGGGGAAATCTTGTATTGACTTAACCAGTTGTTTAAACTTAATATCCTTTATGATTCTTGGATTGTTTGGGTTTGGTTTGATTTCGTTGATTAACATTATCGGTTTTTAGTTGGTGTTCTAATGGATGCAGTTTGTGGCACTTCTTTAATTTTTAAGTTATTAACCCCCAATTTTGTGTTACACATAGAGCAGGTAACATTCTTTTTTGGTAATTCGGATTTCCAAACATAATATACCATTATGCAACCACATTTGCACTTGTATTCTCTTTTACAAAATGTATCTTTCATTATCCTTGTCGGTTATATGGTTTTGTTGGTTTGTCTTTTGGTCCATTACTTTTTTTGTACTTACCTTTTTTTCTTGTGCCAAAGTTTACCTTCCCAGCTGCGTTAAGTTTCGCCATTATTTATACTTTTCAATTAATTCGTTAAGTTCAGTCCTTGACCATTTCTTTATGAGCCTGTGTTGGCTTTCTAGGTGTAATACCATTCTTTCGCCTATTTTATCAATAAGGTTTCTGCGATAGCCTATCAGGTGGAATTGGTCAAAGCCATTGCAGGATTTACATTCTCCGTTTACATTGTACTCATCAAACCTTAATGCTGAACTACCCTTGACAGGAACGTAGTGTCCAGCATCCATATATTCAAAATCCTTTACTTGACCGCAACTAATACAAGTAAAATATCCATCTTGACTGTCTCTAGTCCTAATGTAGCGGTTAAATATTTGTTGAGCCTTTGCGGTTAATCTTGGTATTGATTGTAAAGCCATAATGCAAAATTAGGGTTTTATAGTACGAAAAACAACTATTCGGTCTTTATGGGTAAATCGTTTCTTATTGACAGGGTTTAAGGATTGTTTGATTTGGTATTCATTTACTCCTGTTATTCTTTTAGCGTAGGATATGGATTTAAATATTATTTCTTGTTTTGTGTCTAGGTATATCATTCTCACTGGCTGCGAGTTCTCTGCTCCATTCATTTGCTATGTCGTTTAGTAATTTTGTTAATGGTATTAAAAATCCTTTTGAACTGTTGTTATCCCCTCCGTTCTTTAGATATAAGTTTTCTTTATAGTAAACCCTACAAACTTGTTTTAGTGCTTTTGTTGGGAATATAAAAGATATATCAAGTTCATCTATTCTATAAATCCAATACTCTGCGGTGGTGGTTGCTAATCCGCTGGGCTTACCTCTTGATTCGTATTCAAAGAATAAGTTTCCTGTTTTATGAATTAACCTATCGTTTTTTACTTCAATATGTTTACCATCGGAAAACATATAATTTATTAAATCTTCGGCTTTTTCACCAAAGTTTAAATCGTGGGTAAAGCTGGATGAATATTTCATTTTAGTATTCGTTTTATTTCGTAGTATAAATCAAATGTTCCCAATATCATTATGGCTAGGATAAAGCCTATAAATATCCTTGCAAACTCAAATATCAGTTTAAACAGTTCTTTCATCGGTTTATTATTTTATAGTAAATAATCTTGATTCCTTCCCAAATTAGTATTGTTAGTATTATTTTCATAGGTTAATATTTTAATTAAAATAATTTTTGTTTTTGCTTTATTATATTAAGTCTATTTTCAGCATATTTACATTGTTTTTGTGATAATTCACTACCTAAATAATTTCTATTTTCAATAATACAAGCATTTGCAGTTGTACCTGTACCCATAAAACTATCATATATTAAATCATTCTCTTTAGTATATCTTAATAATAATTTTCTTACAAGTTCAGTTGAATATGTTGCTTTATTTAAATCATTACTCCCATCGTTATTTGTTGCCTCAATAAAATTATAAAATACTTCATAAAAATCTTGACCTTTATTAGATGTCGTAGTAACTTGCTTATTTGTATTAAATGTTAAATATTCTTTCTTTCTAACAAATACAAATACAAATTCACATATTCTAGTAAGTTTATTTTTACTCGTAGTATTAGGTAAAGCAGTAGATTTTTTCCAAGATATACAATCTGCAACGGTAAATTCAGTTTCTTTTATTATTTCAGCTATTAATAGCCACATTGTTTCTGGACTTTCATTACCATAAGATATATTATATAAAACAGTTCCATTTTCAACTAAAATATAATCATAAGATTTAAATAACTTAATTGTCCAATTAATATATTCTTTACTTGTTTTTGTATCTAAATATTCATCATATCTTTTATCTTGACTATAAACACGCTTACCTTTTACAATTTTATTGTTCCAATATTCTACTCTGTTACCTGTATTATATGGTGGAGATGTAATTACTGCATTTACTTTACATTCTAACATTTGCATAGTTTTTAAGCAATCCTCGTTATATATTTTGTTAATTTCTTTCATAGTTGGTTATTGTAGTGCATCATTAAAGAATACTTTTTACATTGTTGTTTCATTGTTTCCTCATCAATTAACATATCTTGTGGTCGTTTTGAATCAGCTAAAAATATTGCCCTTACTTTGGCTTTAATGTTTTCGCTTTGTTCCTTTGATATTTTAATTTGTTTTCGCTTCCATAAGTAATCAAATACCTGATGGTTTAAAAACCGCCAATTCTTTTGCTCGGATTTATTCCAATAATCTTGCTCATCTTTGATGGCTTGTTCTTCATCTATTTGCATAGGTAATTGTTTTATTTCTTTTTGTGGTTGTATTTTACTTCTAACTTGTACTGCTATCTTTTTATATGCAGACATAACTTCGCCTATTAGTTTAGGGTTAAAAATGATATGTTTTTCAATTGATAGCTTATCTGCTGCCATCATTTCAAATGCGGTTTTTAATTCCTTTAGTTTGAATATTCCGTAATTATCCATTACAAAATCAACTATAAAGTCAAAGTCATCCATTGCTGGTGTTTGTGTTCCGCTTAATTGTAAACAGGTTTTAAGTACCTCTTTTACTTCTATTTTTGAGCATTTACTAATACTCATTGAATTTATTGCCTCATAAATTTTAACCTCGTATTTATCGGTTAATTTATAAGCTATTTCGTTTTTGGGCTTCTCGTTCAGCATAAGAGAGTTGCTGATTTGGATTAGTTCGTTTTGCATTTGGGTTAAAGTTTATATCTATGAATTTATTATTTGCCATATCATCTGCCATCCAATTTTTTGCGGTTGCTATCCAATCTACTTTTTTGTTGTTTTTAGAATCGGACCAATTCTTAACTTTCTCATAGTAAAAATTGAAGTTAGCAGATTCGTATTGAGTTCCAATAAAAGATGCACTAAAAACTTCTATATCATTGTAAATACTATCCCTAAAAAGGATGGGTAAAACCTTTACTTTAGTTTGTTTTACTTTACTTTCCTTTCCTTTTATTTCCTTTACTTTACTTTCATTTCCTTTGTTATCTTCTGTTATAACTATGTTATCGTTTGTTATAACTTCCTTATTTTTCCATCTATTTTCCATCCCTTTTTTACCAGCTATTGACTTTAAATTACGCTTTTCGTATAATAATTCCTTATTTCTTAATACTCGTTCACTCCAATATTTTACCCCATCAGTAACAAATAGTTCTATTGATATACATTCGTTATAAAACTCCTTTAAGAATGTTATATCAACGTTAATTTGATAAGCAATGCCATCAATTAAATTACAAGTAAGTTTTGAATCGCTGCTTTCGTGCATTATTTCAATTAAAACCCAATAAAGACCATAAGCCTGCATTCCAAATTTGCTCCTTAAATAAAGGATTTTTTCATCACTCCCAGCATTAAAATCGTGGGGGAAATAGTATGTATCTTTTGACATAAATAAAATAGCCCCATTGAATCCCTACCAGTCGTATTGGTAGTTCATCGCAAGGGCAATAAGTTCTTGATAGGATATACGACATCCTTTTACAAAGATAATCTAATTTACCTAAAATGGCAAATCTTCAGCATCTTCTAATTCTTGTTGGTTTTTAGCAAATTCTTTCTTTGCCTCCCAAACATACTCTTTACCATTTCCGCAATATTCCTTTTTAGCTTTTTCTGCCCTTTCAGTTGCGGTTTGTCCGTTATAAACTGTGTGTGTGTTTTCAAACTTATCTAACTCTTTGCGTTTCTCTACAACAATTGTAGCGTAGTGATTTCCGTTTTTGTGAGCAGTAAATTTAATGTCCTCTTTTTTGATGTTTAATACAATCATTGTTTTTAATTTAAGTGTTTATTAATTTTTTCTTCTTCAATTTGATTTTCTGCTTCATTTCTTAATTCCCATTCATCTTCATCAATAACTTCCCAATCGCAATGCTCGTGGCATTCAGGACAAAGGTCGTAGGTTATTTCGCTTTCATAACCGCAGCAAGTGTTAATTAGCATATTAATTGTTTTTAGATTTAAAATAGTTTAATTCCTCGTGTTTAATATCCAAAGCCAATCGCAACGCAACTCTTAATGTTTGTAAAACGTAATTATCTTTACTTAATGTTGTGGCTTCTATTTCGGTTATTGATTTGTTTAATTGACCAATCATCAAATCAATGCTAGGATATTCATTCATAGTTTTCGTATTGTTCGCTAAAATCACTCATTCGCATAAATGGTTTTGGCTGGGTTAATAATGGGGTTAACATTTCAGGATAGTGTTTGGCTTTGTATTCCTTTAGTTTGGCTCTTGCTTTTCTAATCTCGGTTAAATACTCATTCTTCCAAAATCTATGGCAAGATTCAAACTTCCACTCATAGTAAGCAACATTATCCCTTAATTTTTCAAGTTTAGCATCTATCATAAAGTTGATTGTTTGGTTTTAAATATTTCTTTTAATTCAGGACTTGCATCTACTAAATTCATATTGTAGGAATATAGCGTTTTAAGTTCCGTTTTAGACACACAAAGGTCAACGGCTAATTCCACATCCAATTCGGTAAGATGTGCCTTTAAATAGGCTGATTCATCGGCTTGTTGCATTTCCTCGCTAGTATATATACCTGACAAATCCTGTGGGTATGCTTTTCTCAAAGCAAGTGCCTCTGCAACCTTACCCAGCATAATATGCGGTTTTGCCCATAAACCCATCGGTTTGCCATCCTTATCAAATTGGCAATACTCTGCTAAATAAGCAACCCCAACGGATGCCTCAAATCGGATGTCATTGTGAAACCTAAATACTGAAATCTTACAGGAAATCAATACCCCATTTTCATAAGTAAATAATGGCTCGGATTGTCCGCCATAAGTTCCTGACCTTTCCGCTATCACACGGAATCCATCAATAGATGTTTGGATGGTCATTCTTTTACCGCCTTTACTCCAGCGGTGAATACAATAAATCTGCCTTGAAAGTGCATCAAGCCCTGTGCGTTGGCATTGATACAAGAAAAGTTTAAGTTCCTCTTGGGTTGCTTCAGGTGCAATTTGCGACCTGATTAACTCAATTTGCTCCTTTGTGTAAAGGATTTTGTTTGTTTGTTTTTCTACTTGATTGTTCATAACTAATGGTTTAGGATGTGAAATTAATACTTTGTTTGTTGATAACCAAATTAAATTAATATATTAATGTTAATAAGGTCTTTTTCTAGGCTATCATCGTATGGGTGGGTAATGTCGTTTTGGATGCAAGTAATGGAATGAATAACTGTTGTATGGTCTCTATTCATTACCTCCCCAATGTCGCTTAATACCATCCTTGCCTTTGTTCTTAAAAGGAACATTATTACTTGTCTAGGTTTGACGATTTTACGCTTTCGGCATTTACCTTTAATATCTTCTATTGATACCCCATAGTAATTGGTAACTGTTCTTAATATATCGTTAGCCAATTGTTCCTTTTCGCTCTTGCTCATCCGCTGCTTTAGTACGCTGGGTACTATCCAATAATTCATTTAATTCAATTTTAAGTTTGGTAATTTGTTTTCTTAACATTTCGTTTTCTAATTCCAAGATGTATATTTCCTTCATCATATTGCCTTTGGTGTTGTCTATGTAACTCATTGTATTCTATTTACAGGTAAAATAAAATTTTCAGTTATGTCATAGAGTTCAACAACCAACCAATAATAAGACTTTAGGATTCTCTTTTGAATGTCGTTTAATTCTGCTAATCTTATCAGGTAATTGTTTTCGTGGGTGAATAACCTTACGTTATCATAACTCCCAGCTGCCCTCCATTCTGCTAATAAACCCTCCTGTCTTGCTTGTTCGCTTTGTGCCTTCTTTAGTAACTCAAGTAAACAGGTGGCTCTTTGGTGTAGTTTTAATTGTCTGCCTTGATTTTCTAACATAGTTTATAGTTTTTCATAATACATTTGAACAATAATTGATACCAGCTTGCTGGGTGCTAAATACATTTTCTTTGCTTCGGCATCCACTTTCTTTTTGATTGATTCAGGTAATCTAATGCAGACCACCTCTTTTTTTTCTACTTTCATTGTTGGGGTTTAAATGTTTTGCATAATTGCAGTAACGATAAAAGCAAAGATTAAAATAACGATTGCTTGAAATTTGCGGTTTTGTTGTTCGGACATAGTTTATAATTTAATGATTGATAAAATGATTTGATTGTTGGCAAGGTCAATGGTGCGGAATTTCACAAGGAAAAACTTTGAGCCATCAATTTCGTAGTCAAGGAAAAGATTATCTCCAGCCTGTGCAATGAATTGTGCATTGTAGGGATAAAAATTGTTTTCATAGATTAATACTGTTTTCATAGATATTGTTTTTTGATTTTAAAATATGTGCGTTGGTCAGCCGCACCCCTGATGGGGGTTAGTTATTTAATTTCTTTAATTTTTCTAAAGCGTATGAAAGCATATTACCTTCTCTAGTACAATCTATGCCAATAGTTGTCCATTCTACTATTCTATCTTTACTTTGATTAATATATGCAATTAATCCTTCTTTATTTAATTGCTTAATGTGATTTCTATAATCGTGTCTTTTTTTCATAATTAATGGTTTTATTTGTTTTGTTACACAAAGATACATAAAGATTACAATACTAACCAAAAATTATTTAAATTATTTTAGTTAATTTTATGTTAAAATGCTATGTATTTGAAAATCAAAGAGTTATGGTTTATCGCTCATAAACGAGCCGATTGTCGCTCAAATACGGCTCAAAGTTGCCTTATTAGGTAACTTTTGTGATTGATAAGTTCGCTATTAGTAAACTTTTGCCTGAATTTTACCAAAAAACCTATGCAGATTTGCCAAATTATATAACAAAGTGATGGGTAACTCGGTTAATTGTTGTAACATTATTAGGGCATATATGTTACTGATTTATATAGGATTGTAACAGAATTTGTTAATTGTTTAAATTGGGTTTGTAATATGTTGTAACATATAAAAGGTAAAAATGTTACAAAATAGGTGCAAATAAATATAATTCGGTAGTAATACTACACTTATAGCAAAAGATGTAAACTCTGCAAGTTTTGATATTACTCAATGGAGTGAGTATTTTTACTCAATGCACTTTATAATGTGCATTTAATGACGCATTTTGCAACCATTAGTGTCATATAAGGCACTTTATGATGGATGTTTACTACAAAAAAAAGCCCCTCATCCTAGAAAGGAAAGGGGGTTAAACCATTAAGTCTATGAGCAACAAATATACATAAAAAACCCCTAGCTTTTTACACTAGGGG